TTATCTCCGTACCGACTGAACATTTCCGTGTAACCGATCTTTTCGTTTTCAATCGAACGGATGATTTTTGCCCGAAGTCCGTCAGCACCCATCATATACCAGGCGCAACTGCGTTCGGTAGCATTCCAAAGGGCTTTCAATTCCAAAAAGGCGGTATAATCCAAATCCCCGGCTTCATCAAGAATAATTAGCGGGCGTTCCAGGGTTTTCAGGTAAAAGGCGAGATCGTCGTACACATCACAGTACCGGCCGTTATTGTTTACGCCAAATTCTTTGGCGATAAAGCGGATCAACCGAGATTTCGTTTTCACCTGCGAACAGTCCACGTAAATGGCATTCTTATGTGTCTTGACATACGCCCTTGCCGTGAATGTTTTCCCGATATTGGCCAAATCA